AGGTAAAGGGGAATGGTGATTACAAAGAGATAGACGCGCTCGGCCGTCAGATTGAGCGCCTTGCCCGCGTTGAGCGCTACCGCAGCAGCGGCAACGAGGCCGACTTAAACCCGAACGTGCGCAACCGGAACAAAGGCGAGCGCCAGCCGGTTATTAAAAACGAGTTCAGCGAGGAACAGGTAGACAAGCTGACCGGCGTGTTTATGGATAACTGCTTTGAGTATCAGCTCAACTGGCACCGCGCCGGGCTGACTCACCGCATCCGCAATATCCTGAAGTCCCGCCAGATTGGCGCCACGTTCTACTTTGCCCGTGAGGCACTGATCGACGCGCTGACCACCGGGCGCAACCAGATATTTCTTTCAGCCAGCAAGGCGCAGGCGCACGTTTTTAAAAACTATATCATCGACTTTGCCCGCCAGGCTGACGTTGACCTGAAAGGTGATCCCATCGTGCTGCCGAACGGCGCGCGCCTGATATTCCTCGGCACTAACGTGCGTACCGCGCAGAGCTACACCGGCAACCTCTATCTGGATGAGTATTTCTGGATCCCGAAATTCCAGGAGCTGCGCAAAGTTGCCAGCGGCATGTCGCTGCACAAGAAATGGCGCACCACTTACTTTTCCACGCCCTCGGCCCTGTCACACAGCGCCTATCCGTTCTGGTCTGGCGAACTGTTTAACAAGGGGCGGCGCAGCAAAGATGATCGCATTGAGATAGACCTGTCGCATTCTCACCTGGCGAAAGGCGCGCTTTGCGGTGACGGGCAGTGGCGGCAGATCGTGACGGTTGAGGATGCGCTGACCGGCGGCTGTAACCTGTTCGACATTGACCAGCTGCAGCTTGAATACAGCCCGGCGGAATATCAGAACCTGCTGATGTGTGAGTTTGTCGACGACGCCGCGAGCGTGTTCCCGTTTGCCGAGCTGCAGAGCTGCATGATCGACAGCCTGGAAGAGTGGGAGGACTTTAACCCGTACCTGCCGCGCCCGTTTGCATACCGGCCGGTCTGGATTGGCTATGACCCGTCGCATACCGGCGACAGCGCAGGCTGTGCGGTTATCGCGCCGCCGCTCGTTGCGGGCGGAAAGTTCCGCGTACTGGAGCGTCACCAGTGGCGGGGCATGGACTTTGCCGCGCAGGCGAAATCTATCGAGGACTTAACCAAAAAATATACCGTTGAATATATCGGTGTGGATGCAACCGGCATAGGGCAGGGGGTTTTCCAGCTGGTACGCCAGTTTTACCCGGCCGCGCGTGAGATCAAATACTCGCCGGAAGTGAAAACCGCAATGGTGCTGAAGGCAAAAGACACCATCAGCAGCGGGCGGCTTGAATATGACGCCGGGGCAACGGATATCACGCAGTCGTTTATGGCAATCCGTAAAACCATGACGGCCAGCGGCAACCGCTCAACCTACGAGGCGAGCCGCAGCGAAGAAGCCAGCCATGCTGACGTCGCCTGGGCAATCATGCACGCACTGTTAAACGAACCGCTTACCGCAGCCAGCGGCGGCACTAACCCCTCAATTCTGGAATTTTACTGATGAGCAAACGCAGAGGCCGCAAGGCTCAGACCACCACCGCGCAGCCTGTACAGGCAACCGCACCGCAGCAGCACGCCGAGGCATTTACCTTTGGCGACCCGACGCCGGTCATGGATAAGCGCGACATTCTGGATTACGCCGAGTGCATCGGTAACGGGCGCTGGTTTGAGCCGCCGGTCAGCTTTAGCGGGCTGGCTAAGAGCCTGCGCTCGGCCGTGCATCACAGCTCGCCGATTTACGTGAAGCGCAACATTCTGGCCTCAACGTTTATTCCGCACCCGATGATGAGCCAGCAGGAGTTCAGCAAGTTTGCGCTTGATTATCTGGTCTTCGGCAACGCTTTTGCCGAGCTGCGCCACAACGGCCTGGGCAAGCCGCTGCGCCTTGAAACCACACCGGCAAAATTCACCCGCAGAGGCGTGAAGGAGGGCGTTTACTGGTTTGTCAATGACTGGAAAGAGCCGCATGAATTTTCGGCCGGCAGCGTGTTTCACCTGCTGGAGCCGGATATCAATCAGGAGCTGTACGGCCTGCCGGAATACCTCAGCGCGCTCAACTCCGCCTGGCTGAATGAGGCGGCGACGCTGTTCCGCCGCAAGTATTACCAGAACGGCGCGCACGCCGGTTACATTCTGTATATGACCGACGCAGCGCAGAGCAGCAGCGACGTTGACCGGATGCGCCAGGCGATGCGCGACACGAAAGGCCTGGGTAACTTCCGTAACCTGTTCATGTACGCGCCGAACGGCAAGCCGGACGGGATCAAGATTCTGCCGCTAAGTGAGGTGGCGACGAAAGACGATTTCTTTAACATCAAGAAGGCCAGCCGCGATGACCTGTTAAGCGCGCACCGGGTGCCGCCTCAGATGATGGGGATTATCCCTGACAACTCCGGCGGATTCGGTGACGCGGTAAAAGCTTCGCAGGTATTCGTGCGTAACGAACTGACACCTTTGCAAGAACGCATGAAGGAGATAAATGACTGGATTGGATTGGATATAATTCAATTTAAAAAATATGAGCTTATTTAGAACAGCTTCAAAGTTTCCGATCTGCTGGATCGTAGTGAAAATTAATAGGGTAATGGGTTACCTCATAAGGTAGCCCGGAAGTTTTATGTGTATGTCTGCTATGAAAAACAAGAGGATTTACTTGGCATGGCTCAATTTCAATTGAGCGGCAAGCATGAATGCGAGGAGCACATTTCTTAAGGTGTTCAGACCATGAGTCCATCATGTCTTTACATCTAATATTTTTGGAATAAATTATAAGCCCGCCACTACAACTATCTGCTGATCCAGAGCTATATCTCTCAGTGAGCTGAGCATAACCTTTGAATAAATAACTATAAGCTGATGTATGTTTTTTTGCTTCACCATGCCATGTGTAATTATGGAGCTTAATAGTTATATCACAATGCCCACGTTGATTGTCCTCGTGAAAAGCTTGAATTCCCATGTGCGGATTTTTTATATTTGAAAGTAAAATTAGGGTCAATTGATCTTCTGAAAGATCAAAGCTAATTTTATTTACATTTTGCTCCATGTATTTTATAGCTTCATCAAGCTCTATTCTAATAAATTGTTTAAAATTATCATAGGATTGAACAGCGAATCTGACTCGCTCTAACGAGTAATGTATCTTATTAAGAAATGCGTCTTGGTCTAATTGAGCCAAACTCATGCGCTGCGAAGGAATTGACATAATTTACGCCCCTTCAATTATCATCGACAGTAAAAAAAGGGAACACGTAATTCTTATAGTCGTAAACCAATTCACCAGTGTAAGGATGCTCAAGACTTCGGCTAGCATGAGCATCCATAACTTCTTTTATTTTAATCTCAATAGGATCGTTAAAATCATCAATAAAAAAATATTTCAATTTTAAAAAATCAATTGATGGATTGCAAAGCACTTGAATAGCAATGACTGAAATTTCTTCAGCTTGCTTAGATGTTGAATAATAATGATACTTTTTGGTGAATGAAAAAATATCATTGTAGCTTAAGAGCATGTTAGGGGATTTTTTTGCATAGTCTTCAATTTGGTCATGTAAGAAACATGCCAAGGCACCCACTTCAGGAGTGTCTTTACATATCTTCATGATTTGATTGGACATATCTAAATCCCCCATGCTGAATTCGCCTATAGTATCAGCTTCGCGAGTGTTTCGAAATCATCTTTACAGATACATTTACTTAGTAAAGCATAGCTTACTGGCGAAACACTACTACCACCGAGGTGCCGCCTAAGCGTGCCAGGAATTACAAGTTCAATATTGTCAGCGAGTTGTAACTGTGGATTATTCCTCCCCACGCGTATTCCGATACGATAAAGTCCGATTTGCCCTACTGCTTTAATCCCTTCTTTATTAAAGAGATCATCTCTCAAATCTTTATTAGCCGTATTCTTTTTTTCTTTATGAGTAGTGCCTTCATTGGTCAGAAAAGAAAGATCAAAAACTTTGTAATCAATATTTGAGAAGGGCAATGCTACTTGCTGAAAGAGAGGATCAATTAATGGATAAAAATCTTTCTCAGTAGATTTGAAGTTTTTTCCAAACTCTTGATATAACTCACTTACGATGTTTCCTTTTGAAAATAGAATGCTATCACTAATAGCATTACCTCCAGTGTCGATTAAAATATGTATTTTATCATTACTAAATATACACACGTCATAACACTGCTTTTTCTCTTTGCGCTTTGCAATTACTTCATCATAACCGTTGAGTTGTGGCAAAGTTTGCAGGGGAAGCTTTTCGCGAATTACCTGCTCGCGAATGGATGAGAAAAGAATTATAGATATACTATTACTTTGCGAATGGAAAACTAACGTTGGCTGATTTTTTTGAGAGCTGTTAACTTGAACGTCATCAAGAAGTGTTTCTGACAAATTTTGAGGTTGAGCTATAGCTTTCCATTTTGCTTCATACTTTTTCTGAAGTGCATCAACCACATCCTTACCTACACTGATACTGAACAAGGCTTTCTCACCGAACATAATTTGTCCGTCAAGAACATCATTGATGGTATCAATCGTTTTATCAAACTTGCCTTTATCAACCTTTTTCAATTCAACTAACGCATCCAGAATCTTTTCGTTAGTTGCTTCGCGCCCCTTTCCTGTGGGCAAACCTAAAGAGCCAACTATTGGCCTAGCAACATTCCAGCTAAGTCGTTCTGTTAACGTTAGAATCGATTTTAGTTCTGAATCAGAAAGAATAGCCGGAGCATTACCAATCATTTAATCACCCAAAAGTTTTTACTTATCATAAACATAAAGCGAATAACCGCAAGAAAAAGCAGCTCTCCACTAAGACAATAGGAATAAACTTATCTTAACTATTTAAAGTATTGCAAGTGATTTCATAAGTTTTGCTGTAATGCACCATCATCTATTTGGAAAGGACCACAAACATGTTTACATGCCTTGCGCGCAATGCTATCCCCGCCACGCCTGCCCGCTTTGTGCATCGCTTTTAATGCAGTTGCATGTACCTCGCAAAACACCGCCATTACTGGCGCTGCAGGGTGTTTCAGTGCCACAAAAATTAATGCGAATCCATGCACGTTATGCATGCATGGCTCATTTACGGGTTACAGCGCCCGAAAATTCTGAGGAAGCAGCGCTTCCATAGCTCAACTGCTGCAAGTAAACGATGCCTTCACGAAGTGAAACAGGGCGCGGCAACTCGATCATAAAAACAAAATCGTAAGTCCTTCCGAGCCAGA